GACATCTTTTCAACGTCAGCCATAGTTAACTTATACGCGTCACCAAGTGGATCACCTTCACCCTTATCAGTTACAAGGATAGAACCAATGTGCGCTGCGTATAGAAAGCGTGAGCGCCACCAGCCTGAACCAGCATGTGGATATGGTGGAGAAAGAATTCCCCAGCGAGTGTTGTAGTACTCTAGCACTTCTTGCTCGGTATCAAGACGCTTTCCGCCAAGCTTGCGAATAAGCTTACGACTTCCAATAATTTCAACAGGCCACTCTGGCTTCTTGCGACCTAGCCATTCATCGTGTGGCATAAGCGCACCCAGTACCCAGGTGCGATTCTTTTCTGCAGACGGAGTCACTGCTGCAAGCGTATCGTTGACCACTACACTAGGGTCTAGTGCCTCAATAGGACCAACTTCCTTTGGCATACGTTTGCGAACACCAGTGCGGTCACCCCATGCATACATAGGACAAACTGGAACCATACCAGCTTCCCAACGGCGGTCAATTAGATCTGTTGCTGCTTGAACAAGACGCTTCTCATAAGGTTGCACGTTTTCGTCTGTGTCCATCATGTAGTAGCGCTCAATGTAGCACTTCTTAGCGGCGTCTGGATCCTTCTCACGGATACGTTCTAGCGCTGCCTCGATATCTGCACGACTAAAATATGTTGCGCCTTCTTCACCGCGATGCTCGGTTCCAACAAGAAGATGCTTGTACAGCATTGTTGGCTTTTTTACCATAGCACGAGCGCCATTAAAAACTGTGTTAAACTGCCAGTCGTCAAAGAATCCAACTGTAGGTAGTCCTGAGGATAAAGTATAGAGTGCGCCCATTGCGCCTTGACGTCCATTAAGCGAGTTCAACGGAGCAAGGTTAACCCAAGCTGCATCGTATGAAGACAAGTCATCGCCTGGCGTTACCTTACGCCAATCAACATCATGGCCTAAATCTGTAAGCGCTTTTACAATCAACGCAGGCACATCAATCTTTTGGATTGTGCGACGCTCGGTGTTGATCTGCAAAGCGGTAAAGCCTGTCATTAAGATTTTCATACTACTCCTTGTAATCGAGTTGCTGGTACATTGCCTGTGCGGTTAAGCACAGGCAATGATACCAGAACAACTACTTGATTAGAACGGTGCTGCAGGAGGTGCAGCAGGTGCGGCCAACGGAGCCTCTGCTACTGGAGCAGCAGGTGCTGCGGCAGGTGCAGGAGCGGGCGCTGGTGCTGGTGCAGGAGCTGGTGCTGGAGCAGCAGCCGCTGTTGTAGGAGCAGTGTTAGCAGTCGCTACGTAGTACATCTTGATTTCGTTCTTCTTAGAACCATTCCAAGTACGTGAGCCAACCTGTGCACGGAATGCACGGTTCTTTAATGCTGATTCAATAGCTGCATTACTTGGGCTTGTTGCGAAGTACTCGCGACCAAGTCCTAGCGCTGCCATTTTGCGGAAAAACATTCCAAGAGCTCCAGGACTGTCTGGAGTAACAACAAGGTTGTCCCAAACAAGACGCTTAGCGTGTGGTCCGCCTTGCACTTGCGCTTTAATTGCAAACATAGTCTTTCCAGACTGTGCTGTCTTTGCAGTTGCTTCGATAACTACGAGATCGTAATCTCCGTCTGGAAGCGGTTCATAGCTTCCGACATCTCCGGCGTCCTTTACAAGGTCGCCCCAGTTGAGTGAACTCACGGCATTCCTTTCAGTAATGCGTTAACCAATTTGGTTATTACGCGTCCTTCTTAGCTTTTACTTCTTGTTTTGGTCCAAAGATCATGTCTAACATGCGCTCGATACCAAGGTTTTCTTGTTCAACGATCTTTCCAAGTCGACCTTGTACTCGCTCGCCTGCTTCGTATTCGTCTGTGCGTTCTACGTACATACGACGTACTTTAAACGGTGCCTGTAGTGGATCTGGATTAGGCATAGTCTCGACGTTGATTGCGCCAAGAATGTCATAGAAATATGGTGCTTGAATTGCAAGCTGACCCTGTAGATACGGACGCATACGTCCATCCTGTCCTGGTCGAGCCATAGCAGTTAGCACAACAGCTTCTAATGGTTGCACAGGGTGCATTGTAAGGTCACGTAGATCACGCAAAAGCGCACCCATGTGACGAAGCAACTCGCCCCACTGTTGCATCTTCATCTGTTCTGTACCAGCGATTGAATCCATGCACTTCACTTGAAGTTCTGAGATTGAATCAATGATAAGAGACTTGAATTGATGCTTTCCAGTTTGTAACCACTGGAATGTCTTTAGAACTACATCATAGTCGCGTACATTTACGACTACCGTGTCCCATGTGCCATCTGCGACAGGTGGTTCCTCGCGCAGAGGGTCCCAGTACTTCACGTTAATGGGTAGGAATCTATGCCCACCTTCAACGTCAAGCATGAGACGAGGATACGGTGCAGTTACGGCAAAAGTTGATTTACCAACCTTTGACTCGCCGTACACCATGATAGTCAGCGAACGTTGTACTTCATTTGACATACGTCACTCACTTCCCTTCTTCTCTATCGTATTGTTGTAATATCCGTATGGATCAGACGATACATACGCTTCACTAAGTGCTTGTTCGGCGGCGCTTCCGTCGTCAAACATTGGGCATATAGCGAAAAATTGGCATTTCCATTTGCAATCACGACTTGGTCGTGGATACGCAACAAGCTGATGAGTTGTACCTTCATCTAGCGCCTTGCGCACACTGAGCATATCACCGATAGTTCCGTGAATACGCTGCCAAAAATTGCGAAGAGCAAACACGTTGTGTCGAACTTCCATTTGCTCATAGAACGGAGGACGTGCAGCGGCAGAACGCTTGACCTTCTTTAACATTGTAAAGATGCCGCCTTCAGAGCGTTCACCGTCTTTGTTCTGCGCTGTCTCTAATAACATGTAGGTAAGGATCTGCTCATTCATTTGAGCGCCCTGCATAAAGTCTGTAAAGGAACCACCGACTGTCTTAAAGTCGCGGAACATACGAACACCGTCAGCCTTGCGACGAACACGCATGTCAATCTTTCCTTGAAGGATAACCTTTCCGTCAAACAACGGCATCTCGATAATCTCTTCTGTAGAGATCATCTCAAGCTCCGCGTCAATTCCGTTTTCTTCAACCCAGTCAAGATAACCTTCAAGCATGATGCGGCCAAGCTCTGCCTCTGACTCAAGATCGTAGGTATCACGCATTTGGTCAATAAGTGCCTGCTTGTCTTCTTCAATCAATGTTGTGTGTGCCTCAAGAAGTGGAATACCCTTTGAGTAGTAGCGGTCCAATGCTTCGTGAATACGAGAGCCAAGTGCAAGTGCGCCCGTCTTGCTTTCAACTCTTGGTTGTAGACGACGGTAGTAGCCAAGCCACCACTTGCGTCGGCAGTCCTTAAACGTTTGGATCTCAGAGTTAGAGATACGTAGTGGAGCTGTTGGATCTAGTTCGCTCATAGCTTTCCTGCCTTATCATCTTTAAGTAGTGATAGCAACTGAGCCTTGTCGCGAACGATTTGCTCAAAGTTATCTGCCTTTGTCTCAAGGACTTGGATTACGCGTTCCTCAATAGTTCCTTCTGTAACATAGTCAGAAATGATAATTGAGTCATGAATTTCTGAACCGATACGGTGCACACGGTCCAATGCTTGTTTATGATCTACAAGAGACCACGGACGCTGCAGCATCACAAGACGACGTGCTGCAGTGAGCGTAATTCCAACGCCACCCGCCTGAGCGGTGAAAAGTATCCACTTGATCTTGCCAGACTGAAAATCATCAACCGCTTGTTGACGTTCATCCTCAGTCTGAGCACCAGTGATGAGACCATGTGGAATCTTAGCCTTAGTCATTTCTGCACTAAGTAAATCTATAAGCTGGCGTGATACTGCACAAACAGCAACGGAGTCATCTCCAAAGTCACCATTTTCAATGTCGTCCATTACAGCATCAACCTTGCATGAAGGACCTGCAAGCGTTACCTTGCTCTCGCCTGTAGACTCATCAACAGAGATCTCAGCAAACGAGCTTGCAAACTGCAACAAACGAATAGTCTGTGTTAGTGGACTTGGCGCGGTAACTGACTCGCCACCTTCAAGCTCGGCAATCATAAGATCACGCATTTGGTCATAAGCCTTCTTTTGCTTAGTTGACATTTCAACGTCCTTACGTTCAAACATCATCTCAGGTAGCCAAGGCAATACTTTCTTCTTAAGCATACGACGCATACGTGGGTTAATTGCAGCGTAGAACTCTTGCTCCATGTGAGGCTTTACTCCAAGAACCATCATTCCACCAAACGCATTGAGCATTGTGTTAATCATGCGGTCAATCCAGCGAGTCTTGCTTGGCCATTCCTCTGGAGATAACCAGTGCAGGATAGACCACATATCTAAGACGTTGTTGGCAATAGGTGTACCTGTAAGCGCAAAGCGAATATCAGCGTTACCAGTTGCAGCCCATAGAGCGCGGGTTTGCTTAGACTTTGGTTCCTTTGAGCGGTGGATCTCATCGGCAACCACTGCCTTAAAGTCAATCATGTTTAGTTCACGTAAATGAGCCTCGCAGCGATTCTCTGAAACCTTCTCGTCATGTCCGCCACATTCCTTGCACTTTGCAAGCGCGATTGAGCCGTATCCTGCAAGCTTGGAGTGCGAGCGCAGTGATTCCCAGTTAATAACATACACGTCAGCCTGTTCTTCAAAGATCTTGCGGCGCTGTGTTGCTGAACCCTTAATAACCTCAACGTCAATTCCAGGCCACCAGCGTTCAAACTCACGCTTCCAGTTTTTCTTTAGTGTATTAGGGCAAACTATGAGCGCAGGAAAAACGTCCTCGCCACGTTCTTGCAGTTCCTTAAGCGCGCGGATTGCCTGCGCTGTTTTACCAAGGCCAGGCTCATCAGCAAGTAACGCGCGACGAGCGATGGCAAGAAACTTGACGCCTGCTCGTTGGTGCGGAAATAGATCAGGGTTTGAGCCGTCCTCTAGTGTCTCTATGTCACGAAGATTATTTGCTGGGGTAATGCGTGTGGCTAATTCATTTCCTGCCCACTCGGCCAACCTAGGGCCAATAGCAAGGTCTTCTCTAAACGTTGAGCGCAGCGCTAAGCAGGTTGCCCAAGAAGTAGGTACACGCCACTGCTGCTCTTTTGCATCCCACTTGGATCCAGGGATACTCTTGCACAGCTCTTTTAAGCGCCACTCGGTATGGATAACTACGTTCTTACCCGATTCATCGAGTTCTACGTTTACTGGCACCTATGGTGTCCTCTCGTCATTGTGTATACATACTATCAGGAATTCTGCGTTTGTAAATAGTATTTCTGCTTAGTATGTATAGCAGAAACCATATCATGTTTTATTGCAATAGGCGAACAGGTTTCCATCCTGTTTTTACAAGTTT